GGTGTAAGTTAAATAAAATAAGGAGGTTTTTTTTAATGTGGGGATAATGTATAAGAATGAGTTTAGAAAACAGTTGTGCTAATCCTGCTTTCCCTATACCTTTGGGTTCAATACTGCCGTATATGGGTCTTGCGAATGAAATCCCAGCCACTTTTCTATTGTGTGATGGTAGGGTGGTAAGCAAGGTTGATTATCCCGAGTTGTATATCCTATTAGGGGATACATTCAACGGAACGGGCGTGGTGAGTGAGGGCGAGTTCTATCTTCCCAAACTAAACAACCAAGAAACCTATTTAGTCCCTAATGGAACGCTTAAAACCGACCCCACAAGAGCGAATGGTATAATCCCTCCTTACCTACATTCCAGCGATGTATTACCCGCACTAACGGGGAGTGAAATCCCTCAACTCTCCCCCGCCAACTTTACACCCACTTATCCAAAAGACCAAGAGGGGATTACTGGTAGGTCATTCAACGGAAGAGGTGATTACCAAAACAGTCGTTATCTTGCGACGGACAGCACAGGGTCATCAAACCCGCCTATTGTGAAGCTCAATTCCAGCAACGAATCGGGTGGGTTCGCCACGATGAATACAGCGGATTACATATACCAAAACCCTACCCCCGCCCCTGTTGATGATATTATATTGAACGCAGACCATACAGTCCAATACGGAGGGATAACTTGTCTTTACATTATTCGTGCGATGTGTTCCTACCAAGTGGGTTCAGCCAGAGCAGCGGGAATCAACGCAAGAACCGCAGAACAAGTGGCGTATGTAGCAGGTGTCGCCAAGCAAGAGGCGGCGGAGGGTATTGCTGTGGCTGTAGCAGACGCACAAAACGACCAATCCGCCATCAATGCGGCAAATGCTATTGCCGCAGACGGAGAAGGGGGTGGAACGACTTACCCCTACGCAGATGTTCCACAATTGGAGGGTTTTATACTACCCGCATCGGCACAATACTAATTTAGGGCGTGTAATATAATCTGTATCTATATTATAAGAAAATGTCTGCTTTTTCAACAGAAGGATTAAACGGCTTCCCCATTCCACTCGGCACAATACTAATGTGGGCGAATAATTCAGCGAAACCACAACTACAGGCTGATTTAGAAAGTTCATCAGGATTTTTAGTATGCGATGGGAGAGCGATTACAATCGCCGAATATCCTGAATTATATCTCGTATTGGGTGGGGCTTCAAACCCATACAACGCTTTCGGGGCTGCCCCCCCTGCGGGTTCTTTTAAACTACCCAACCTACCCAATCCAGACGGAGCGGGTGGAAAACTGGGTCTACTCATCGGTGGAGCAATCGCAGGGTCGCTCGTCGCCCCCACAGGACAGCAACCCATCGCATCTGCTGAACTTACATTAAAAGCTTCCCAAGTCCCTACATTCCCGCTGGATTATCCTGCCCCTGACCCCCCTAATCCGTTAACCCCTTACACATGTAGTGGAGAATATTACTGTTTTTCGTCGGTTGATGGTAGCAAGATTGGGACGAATGTTTATACAAACTCCAACACACTCACTCGTAATCCAGACGGCAACTTATTTTTAAGAAATGATGTAGGTTATTCGTCTGCGGGGGGTATTGGTAATGATTTATCAGCCCCTCAATTCTCCTATACGGGAACGAACACCCCGATTGATATTACGGTTTCCGTCGTCCAAAATACCTTCACACCCCCCATATTTGAGATTGTCGGTATTATTAGAGCAAAGCCTTCCGCCAAGTTTAGTTTTTAACTTCATTATAAAATAATGTGTGTGTATTATATAATGAGTTCAGCGAATAGTTTAGGTGAAGTAGATTATCCATTACCTATTGGAGTAATGACCTTTTGGTGTGGCGACACGAGAAATGTAGTCCAACCTCCACGGGGTTGGTTAATATGTGATGGAAGCGAACAATTAATAGCGTCTTACCCGCTACTCTACGACATTCTCGGCGACCAGTTCGGTGTATCAAGCGACCCAGCCACTCTTTTTAAATTACCCTCTACTATTGGAGCAACACACACATCAAGCGACGGAAAACTCCCCCTCTACAAGACGGTAAACACAGGTGTAGTTGATGCGGGTTCTGCGGGTGAGGCTAATTTAGCCTTTACGCTAACAGAAGCAAACATGCCCTCTCTGCCTACTTTTGACGAGGTATTAGGAGTAGGAATACAGGCGACCAATACCGTATGGACTTCTTCTGTGAATAATGGGAGGAATGTTGCGGAGAATGACGGGACGGGAGGGTCAAGCGGCGTGGAAGACACAGACAGCGAGGTCGTCCCCTACAACACACCCGTTCAAGGTGTTTTTATCACACCCACCAACACGGCAACGCTGTCCCGAAACCAAGCACCCGTCGCTTATACGGGAACGATTACCCTTGACGGAGAAGTCCCAGCAAGATATGAGATGCCTATAATAATCAGGTCGGGATATGGTTTTTAATCCACAACATTTAGCACTATTTTTATATGACGGTATATTATAAGAACGAATGTCGCAACTAAATCCTTTCAAGAATGCCGCATCACCCGACCAAATCTATTTTGATATCACGGTAAGCAATCTACAAAGCACGACGACCAAACCGCCCGTGTTTTATTTCAACGAACAGCGTAGCAGCCCATTTATAATGAATCCCGAAGATTATTACCTCTCCATCTTGCGATTTACGGTTCAAACAGGAACACTCCCCGTGTTTATCCCCAGCATACAACCTAATCAGGGAGATAGAGATTTAACCATCTACTCACTCGCTCTTGAATGGACTGACCCCGCAACCTCCATTCTTTACTCATCAGGGCAAACATATGTAAGGTTTTATCCCCAAGATAAATCGGCAGACCTACCACCCCCTCCTTCTCTCACGACAAATGGTATTCAAAATGCCGCAGGAGGTTATTACAATGTGTATAACTACTCCGTCGTCCCTCTATTAGTGAATGCCGCACTCCAAGTCGCATACGCCGCCCTTGACGCCGCCGTCGTGTTGGGGGGTGCGGTTCTCCCATCAGGGTTCGCCCCAGTGATGACTTGGGACAGTAGTAGCGACAGTGCTGTGCTGTATTTTGATATAGCGGGTTATACAACCTATTTCCCCGCCTCAATCTACCCAGTGCCTCCCGCTGGATATTCGCCCATTAGAATGTATTGGAATGCTCCCCTTTACGGATTGTTCCCTTCCTTTCCCACCGAGTATTTAGGGTATTCTCCCAGTTTGTTAGGAAAGAACTTTTTATTCGTCCCAGTCAATCTCGGGGGTATTGATAATGGAGTCATCACTCCGTTCCCCGTCCCAACTGCTCCCCTACCCGCTACTTGGATTTCCACGCAAGTTTATCAAGAGTATAGCACCATTTCTAATTTCTCGCCGATAGTGGGTTTAGTATTTACATCAAATACTCTTCCCATTCAGCCCAATCAAGTATCCACTCCGCTTATTTATAACAACGCCCAAGAGTTGGTTTTAGGAGGGAACAATAGCGATTTCGCCAATATCATCACGGATTTAGTGAGTGATACAGGACAGTATAAGCCCAATCTTGTCTATAACCCGACGAGTGAATACCGATTGATTACTCTCTACGGAAATCGTCCTTTAAGCAATATTGATATTCAGGTCTTTTGGAGGGACAAGTTCGGTAGATTAAATCCGTTTAGATTGGCGAGTGGCGAGGCAATAACCATCAAGGTCGCCTTCTTGAAAAAGGGGAAATACAACAAGAAGGGAAGTGATGATAGTCGTCCGTAAGGGGGTTTTAGGGGGATTAGAATTAAAACATATCCTACGATTTTTATTTTCGTAGCATATATTATAAAGATGAGCGACTTCAAAACTGTTTTAGTGCGTGATAGTGTAATCGGCGACATTACAAGCGATTTAGACTTTGCCGTGAAATCTGGTGCTTCTCAAACAACTTTCCAGCGTTTCGCTGCTACGAGTGCTTCCAACTCCTCCCTTATCTATTCCATTCAAGTTCCAAGCGAAAATGTAGTCATCGGTCGTGATATCCTCATCACTTCTGGGTTGAGTTTCACTCTTACCGCTACGGGCGTCCCAGAGGGAGTTCTTGCCTTTAACTACGGTTCAACTGATGCCCTTCAGGCATTCCCTTTGGCTTCCTTGATGACTACGGCAACGGCACAAATTAACAACACCGCTGTTTCCGTCAATCTCCAAGACATTCTCCCCTCTCTTTTGAGAATGAATAACTCTCGTGAGTTGTATCGTTTCAATTCCACCACTCCGTCTTTGCCCGACCAAGCCTACGCCCGATATGCGAACGCTGTTGGAACAAACAACAACCCTCTTGCTGGATATGCGAATGCTTCCTACGATTTAGACCAAGTTCCTCGTGGTTCTCACCCCGTGTCTATTAATGTCGTCCATACTCCATTTATAGGAGGCGTTCCGCAACCTACTGATGCTTCGCTCCAATCCACCGACCTTTTGGATACTTGGGTGATTGAGGTTTCAACCATCGTCGCTGAACCTCTGTTCTTGTCCCCTTTCATCTTCGGCGACCCCGAGTTCAACCAACAAGGTCTTCTCGGCATTAATAATATGACTTTCACCTTCAATATTGATGCGACATGTAAGAGAATGTTTAGCAGTTCTACTCCTTTCCTTACCTCCATTAGATTGGGAACGGCTGCTAACCCCAACGGTTTCACCTCAACCACACAAATCGCAGGTATAATGAACCAACCCGCCAATCCAGCGATGTTGTTAAAGTTCCTTTCTACGCAGCCCAGCGACTTGATTGAAACCAAGAATGTTGTGCCGTATATGGACTTCCCTCGTTATATAACGAGTTCCCAGAACACGACCTCTGTTGCTCCCCAAGCATCAGCCTCTCTTACCAGTTCAAATCTCCAAATCAATCAAATCCCCGACCTCTTCATCATTACAGTGAGAAAGCCAATGTCCTCTCAAACCATTCAGGACGCATCAGCCTTCTTCGCCATTAACAATATTAGCATCAATCTTAACAACCAGTCTGGACTCTTGTCCTCTGCCTCCACCTACGACCTGTGGAGAATGTCCGTTAAGAATGGTTCAGTTCAGTCGTGGCGTGAGTTTAGCGGTGTGGCGAATGTTGCCGTTGGTGGAACAGGTGTAGGAGCGGTTGTAAACACAACTGGTTCTGTCCTTATCATCAACCCCGCTTACGATTTATCACTTCCAGATTACATCACTTGTGGTTCTCTCGGCAATTATAATTTTCAATTCCAAATGGGAGCGACCAACACTCTCTCCGCAGTGGGTGGAGCGAACATCACCCCCGAGGTATGCTGTATCACCGTCAATTCGGGCATACTAACAACGCAACAAGGAGTTTCAGCGATATACACAGGAATCCTTACCAAGGAGATGGTATTAAATGCTAAAGCAAAACAACAGGGTTCTGCGATGAAATCCGCTGAAGTCGCCCGTATGGTGGGAGGTAATCTACTCAATATGCCCCTTCACGGCATCGTAAAGAGATTTTGCGAAAAGCGTGGAGGTGTAATGTCGGGTGGTGTTCCATCTGGAGGTGTTTCCAGCGGAGGTGCTTCTCGTCTTGCTGATATGTGCCGTTAATATTTAGAGGGACAATGCTGGGTCGGTGTATGAGTGTAGGGTGTAGGGTCTCTTTAACTTTATATATATAGAATGGGTTGAGGGGTTATCTATTACAAACTAATAAAAACAGACCCTACACCCTACACCCTACACTGGGAAATATTTAGAAAGATTTAGATAGACATGTTAATT